CCTCTTGTTAATCCTGATAATGTTCCTCCGCTATTTCCTGTGTATGTAATTAGCTCTGTTCCTATTTGAACTGTACCAGATGATGCAAAAGAAGATGAACTTGCCATTGTTAGTGATGTTGCACTAGCACTTAACTCTGATGATAATGTAGATGTAAATTGTCCTTGTTGCACACCACCCCATGATCCAAGTCCCCAACCTGTTGTTGCAGTCTCAACTGCTGGTCCTACAGGATAGTAGTGTCTTACTCTAATACCACCAGATGTAGTGGCACCAGATCCAGATTCATTTGAGCCAACATCAATTGTTAGAGTTGTATCTGTTGGTATTGACTTTACCATAAACTTTACGTCATCAAAAGTTGTAGAACTAAAATTAGAGTTTGTTATAGATGAAAAATTATCACAAAGTATAATATCATCCTTACCGATATTGTGTGCTGATGCAAAAGTTATTGTTACAGTTGATGAACCGTTGGTTGTAGTAAATGCAGATGTTAGACTTGTTGTAGATTTAATTGGATGCACATCATAAAAGATACCTCCAGAGTATACATATAGAATACTACTACCACCTAGTGCAGCATACTTGATACCTGATGTATTGACAAAGTGATGGATAGCAGTATTACGTCCTGTCATTTCAACAGAGCCTAGTTGCGCCCAACCACCTATCTTTTCAGGTGTACCATATCTAAATCTAACATTGTCGCCGTTAACCCATTGGCCTTCACCGCCTGTTGCGGTTACTTGTTTATTGAATCCTGGTGCAAATTTTACTTTTTGTAACATATAACCTCATTATATTATATATTCCTTATAGGTGGAATACCTAACATCGGCCTTTTGTCAAACCTATTTTTTTCAGCAAAAGGACCATTTACATGGTTATAGTGAAGAAATACTTGAGCGCAAGTATTACCTTCTAGAGGTTCTCTCCAATGTTCTAGTTCACAACCACTATATACTAACATATCTCCTACATCAAGCATGACTTCTGTGCCTTCTACAAATATAGACCATTTATCTCCACCTAAATGAATAGTAGTAGATATCTCACAACTAGGTCTATCTTTGTGTTTACGTAATATATCTCCATGTTTATATATTCTAGCATAAGAATATGTTGGTACTAATTTAAGATCTGTCTCTTGTTCCATAACAGGAAGAACTTTCATTAACAAAGTTTCCATTACAGGGTCTGCATAATGAGAGTATGTATTTGGAACTTGTTGATCGGTCCATGTGCCAAGCATTCCGTTGTCATACGTAATATTGTTTTTATACATCCACGCAACCGCATCACGTTTAAGCATAAAATAATTAAATACAAAATTAGCTAACTCGTAACTAATTGCATTTTTTATTACTTGGTATTTATTGAAAGCCATCTTGTATAAAATTAAAACTTACTGATATTCTTATATCGTTTGATTTATTGGTTTCAACGCCATGCCACAACCATGCAGGAAACATTATAATTCTGCCAACAGTAGGCTCAATGTGTACATCTTTCCAAAAATCTATACCTGGATTACCTGGTTTTTTAGTTGGCATCATAACCTGTACTCCAGGTCTAGGTTCCATTAATTTTAATCTTCCTGAATTAATTGGTGCTTTAACATAATACACACCAGAAAATAAGGCGTTGGGATGTAAGTGTGGCATGTTCATCCCTCCTGGTGGATTTATATTAGCCCACATATTACCCAAGACAGCATGTCTAGCTATGTGTTCATTATCATATATTTCTTTTTGCATTCTTAACAACTCTGTAACTAATTGTTGATACTCTGGTTTACCACCCATATCAGTTGTTGAATGCCAACCATTGTAATTTGTTTTAGAAACACCTTTATCTTTTTTAGACCAATTAGTTATGTCTCGTGTTAATTGATCATTATCTAATTTGACATCTTTACCATATACAACTGTTGGAAAAAATTTTTCTATTATCATTTAAAAGGTTTACCCCCAAACCACATAACTAAAGATTGCCTAACACCACGTGTAACTGGTGCTACCCTATGATTTAAAAATGATGCAAAGATAATTGCATGACCTTGTTTAAGTTTTGCACGTTTTCCAGGAGCCATTAATTCAAGATCACCACCTTCAAACTGATGTTCAGGAGATAATAATAATGTCATAGATATTTTTCTAACTGGTGGTTCATGTGCCATAGCTACATCACAATCCATATGCCAATCATAAAAACCACCTTCTGGATATTCTGTAAACTGTGCTTGTTCTGTTATTTGTATGTCTTCAAAACCAAAATGATTTAAATTTGCTCTTTGTATAAATTTATTTATGTCACTATACATTTCTTTCATTTCATCAAACGGCAACCAAGATATAGTTGTTGTTCTTTTATTAGTATCTAACCCACCTCCAGGTTTGCCCATGCCCACCTGTGCTTTTTGTGGCGGTTGTCTTCTACCTGCATTAATAATCATTTGACATTGTTCTGGTGTAAATAAAGGTGTAGTTGTTTCTACAACCCAACTTTTCCATTTGGGTTCTAGTATAATCATGTTGCACTCCTATTTTGAATTGGATTGTAATCAACATCCATGTTACATGCTAAAGTTCTTCTAACTTCATTTGTGTTATTAAATGGATATACGCAGTGTCTCATGTCATATGGAAAAACATAAAAATTTCTTTCTTTCATCATAGGACCATAATCAGTATTACAAAATTGACCAGATGAATTGCCTAATATTTGTAAAGTGCCATTCATAGGTCTGTCTGCGGCTGAATATTCTATGCCTGTATTTTTTGGTAATTTTAAAATCATAACAGAAGATAGCCCTGTGTACAAAGTTCCTTGATGAATATGCACAGGGTTATATTCATTAGCTTTCATTTCGTTTACCCATATAGAATTTATACGTGTTTTATAATCTTTAATTTTATTCCAATTTAAATAATGTGTCATTGTTTTATCAAACCATTGCAAAACATTTTTTGGTAAATAATTATGTGGATGCATTTTATTATTAGGAGCACCATTAAAAAATAAAGAATGTTCATTTTGTATCTTACCAACTAATTGTGGATTGGCTTTTGGTAACTCATTTATTTTTGTTTCATATACATAGTTAATAGCGTCATACACATCTAATGGTACTTCATATTTTAATACAGACTGACCTAAAAATATAAAATTAAAATTTAATGTGTCCATATTTTTCTTTTATACGTTGTGGTATTTTTTCTATGTAAGGATTGTAAACTTTTCTAACAGGACCGCTAAATAATTTATGCATATTGTTTCCAACTATGGTGTCGTTATACTCTATACCATTTACTTTTACTGATTGCAAATTATCGAAATAATGTGGGTAATAAGGCTCGTTTAAAAATTTATATATTTTTCTAAACTCTTGTTCAGGGTTTGTAACTATGTCATCATATTTTACGAAATAACATATGTCAGGATAATTGTATGCATTTTTAATTGCCTCTAAAGCTTTTGCAATTGCACCTTTATTATTCATCAACATGCTTAGTTTTTCTTCGTCATTTTTACCTATTTTATTTGGAAACGCATTAGGATTTTCAGCATACCACTGCATATAACTTGCTAACACGTCCATTAAATCTCTAAGTATTACTACACATTTAAAAGGACGTTTGTAATGTTTTTGCATTAATTGAAAATTACCTGTTGTCATGACAGGGCCTCTATCTATAATTACTTTTTGAGGCCAGTGTTTATAATAATTATCAAACACATTATCTAATACATTATCTAACGATTTGTGATCTTGAAAATTTAAAAATACATCTGTTTGTTTAAGTAAAAACAAATCTTTCATAATCTCTAATGTAATAGAGTTTGCTGTAGCTGCCACACTAGGGTTTTGATTCATGATAGAAGCAAACAAGGTATTTCCAGACCTTGGCATTGCAACTAAAAAGAATAATTTTTTACTCGGGTTTTGCTCCAAGTTCGTGTGTAAGTTTATTTGTTTTAGTTTGTTCCAATTGACCATTTTCTTTCTTTATTCTTTCAATAGATTGTAGTTGACCTAACACATTAAATACTTCTGGTTGTGAAGATCCTTCTGTTAAAGTCTCTGCTTTATTTTTCATTGTTAAATGATAAGAGTGTAATTGGTGTGTATTAACATCTTTAGTATCAAAAGAACCATCATCAAATTTTTTCTTAAATTTAGACCACAGTTTTATTTCTCTCATTCTATCTCTAGCAACTAGTTGCATAGATGCTTTATTATATATTTTTTCATCTATATCAATCTGTAATAATTCTTTTTTTAATGGGTCTTCTTCTTTATCTAATTTTTCTTGTAGTCTTTTAATTTTAACTTCAGCTCTTCTATAATCAAAAGATAGAGACATTAAATTTTCTAAAAATACATTTTGTTCTCTAACACACTGCCAATACTTTGCAGCTTTAGTTGGATATTTTGCATCATTTAAAACAGAAAAAGACATTTCTGTTTCTGTTCTAAACATTTGTTTTTTAGTCCACGTATCTCTAAGTTCTTCTGTTAAACCTTTAAATTGTTTAACATCTTCTGGATCTAATAAATTGTTTAAATTAGGTGCTTCTTTTTCTATAAGTTCTTTTATATTTCTTTTTTCAATAGTCATGTAGTCCTTTCATTAAAAACAATATAATCTTATGTTAATCAAAGTCAACTGTTTTAACTGCTCTTGCTGTTGTTGTTTCAGCTGTAAATTCTTCTGTTGAATTAGTTGGTTGTCCTGCAGAATATAATGCTAAAGTTCCTGTTCCAGCTCTTGCTCCAAAACGTCTAGCTGTCGCTAAAGAGGCACTTGTAATATAACTTGTTCCATCATATTTTTCTGTTGTTAGATGTGTGGTTGGATTTCCTCCATATATTAAACCTTCTGTTTGTGTCCCTGATCCACTAAAATCTTTTCTAGCACTAATAATATCATTACCTTCTGACCAAGTAGAACCATTATATTCTTCTGAAAGTGCAATAATACTACCTGTATCCCCACCTGAAGCTAAGGCAGCTGTTTGTGTTCCA